ATAAGACATAAAATGTATTGTGCTATATATATTTTTTGTAGATAATTCTTTCTTTTAATAGGAAGTTAGGTGAAACAATTTGAGAAAAAATCATAAAACTGTTACCGCAGGATATGATGGTAATCTTGCAAAAAATAGTATTGTAAATAAATCAGATTTACCAAAAAGAATACAATCAAGAATGAAACGTGGGAAAACTGTACACGCTTCTAGTGGTGTTGTTAGAATGGGTAATCCAACATTCTATCAGCCATTATTTCAGACAACAAATATGTTGTTGCCTCGTGATAGACGTGAACGTAATGAGTGGTGCAGACATTTTTATAGAACTGAACCGATAATTGCTACGGCATTAGATTTACATACAGAATTTCCAATTTCTGATTTAAGTAATGTTTGTAGTGACCCATATATTAAACGTTTTTTTGATTATATGGCGTTTGATAAACTTGATTTAATTAATTTATTATTGGAAATTGGATTAGAATATTGGAAAATAGGAGACGTATTTCCTTTCGGTCAATTTAATGAATCTGAAGGAATTTGGGAAAACTTTACATTATTAAATCCTGATTATGTAAATGTAACCGCTTCTATTTTTGCAGGCGAACAACAAATTGAATTGATTCCTGATGACCAAATTACAAATATAATTTCAGGTGGTCCATCAGGAGAATTTGGAGAATTATATAGACAATTCCCTGATGATATAATTACACAAGTAAAAATGGGTAAAAATATATCATTAGATAATCGTTTGATTTCTCATATTGCACACAAAGCAAGTCCTTATGAAACATGGGGAACACCTTTAATGATGCGTTGTTTTAAAACTTTAATTTATAAAGATAAATTAAGACAAGCACAGGATGCAATAGCTAATAGACATATTATGCCTTTACGTGTAGCTAAAATAGGTACGCCTGGTGAACCAATGCCTACACAGGATGATATTGATAGTTTTCGTGATATATTAATGGAAGGTGAGGATGACCCAAACTTCTTCTTAGTATATCATTATGGATTATCATTTGAGTATGTTGGTTCTACAGGTAAAATCCTTCCATTAAATACAGAGTTTGATTTTATTCAAAATGAATTAATGACAGGATTAGGTATTACACAAGCTATGTTAAATGGTGATGGTTCTGCTTATTCAGCAACAAATGTTGGTGCAGAAGCATTAGCAAGAAGATATATGGCTTATAGATTACGTTTGGAATCGTGGATTAGAAATAAGGTATATAAACCTATAGCAGAAACACAGGGTTTTTATAAACCTATTAATGGTTCTATTGCTCGTAGATATATGTCTCCAAAAGAAATTAAACGTGCTGCTGCGAATAAAGAGATGGAATTGATTGTACCAAAATTATTATGGCAACATCAGGATTTAACGTCAAATCAAACAGTAATGTCATTTATTCAAAGTTTACGTGATAAAGGTTTAGTTTCAATGACAACCGTATTGCCTTTACTTAGTCTTGACCCTGAAACAGAAAAACGCAATCTTGAAAGAGAAAGGGGTAGCGTTTTCGACGAGAATGCTCCAAAAACTGGTCCGCTTCCAAATGAAGGTAAACCTATTGTTAATGAATATGAGACAGGCGATACAATTAGAGAAAACAAGCCGTCTCGTGAAGAAAATGAAGAAGAAAATTCGTTTAATAGACCTAGTTCTCCATCAAATACGCCAAGTATAGGGAATAATCCAGAAGATTTTGGTTTACAAACTCATGATGTAAAAACTTCGTTAGATTTAGATAAATTCTTTAATAGAAGGGGAAAAACTTTTACAAATAAAAAAATAAAAGATGAATAAGAGGTAAAATATAATGGAACATACTATTAGAAACATTTCTAAAGATTTGATATTACAAATAAATGAAATACTAAATAACGATTATTTAAACGCTCCATTATATGATAAAGCGGAATCGATTAAACAAGAATTACAACATAATGTTAATGTAATTAGTCAATGCGCAATAAAATCTGTATATGAAGATTATATACCATCTAATCAGTATAAAGATTTTATAGAAAAATATACTTTATCATTAGAAGATTGGAAAATGGAAGT